TCTTACCATCTCGTAGAGTTATAGAGTTCTCTACATCTAAGACTCTCCTCATGCTGAGTACCTTGCTCTCTCTCCATCTAACTGACAGTGAACAACCCCATGCCATCCACCCTTTAGTTTATTCTTTGCTACGTTCAAGTGTCTCTGTGTGTCTGACTCAAACTCACCCTCTACTTGTGGATTCTTTGATATCAAAACCATCAGGTCACACTCAGCAGCTTTACCTGTCTTACTACCTTCAAGCATAGATTGATCTACATATATCTTACCCTCTGCCTCTGCTGATAGCTGAGACATCCAGATCACAGCACAGTCATACTGCTTGGCAATATTCCTAGCGTGTATCGCTGCATCCTTGAGGTATACATGAGAGTCTGCACCTGTCTTACTGGCAAACTTGTCACCCATATCAAGTACAACTACGTCTGGCTTGTGGTTCTTAACTACTGCCTCAACCCACACCATGTCCTTACCTGTGCTATCAACTATCTTAATGTTGTCATACACTGGTTTGTATCTTGTAGATGCTAAAGCGTAGTTAGCTTTGATCTCTTCCATAGGCATGTTAGATGCAGCACTAAGATACCTAGCACCAACACGAGTGTAGTCTTCTTCGTTACATAAGATGATACACTTAGCCCCTTGTCTAGCAAAGCCACGCTCAGATGCAATCAGAGAGGCATGAAAGGATGTTTTACCTGTGTTAGGTCTAGCACCCACCAAGACTAAATGTCCACCTGATATGCCCTCTACCTTACGCTGTAGTGACGGTATATTAAACTGCCACTTAGACTGTATCTCATTAGCTACCAATAGATTGTCAATAGATATGTCACCCCAATCAACTTTTAAGTTAGGCATGAAGTTATCTTGATAGTCAGTCAGTATATTACGCAGTGGCTCAAGTGTGTTCTTCTCACCATTAACGTAGTCGAAACCTAAGTTGGCTACCTCTTCACCTACTACCTGTTGAAACAGATTAGACATAACCTCTTGAGCTACCTCTTGGTTCATAGGTCTTTCTTGTCGCAGCTTATCAAACAATCTTTTGTACGAATCTTTGTTGGCTGTAGTGAGTGTCTCTCTAGTAAAGAACAAACCCTCTAACTCTGAGAAGTTTAGATCTTTATCGAACTGGTTCATAGCGTAGTCTATTGTTCTCTTTACCTTACGTACATCTTTTGTAAACAGTTTATCAGGCGTGTGTATACCTTTGTTACTGTCATAGAAATCTTTATCCATTAATGTTCTTAGTAAAGCTAGCTCTCCGTGTTCCATTCTATTACCCTTCCTGTGTTCCATCTATTAGCTTCTAGTTGTGCTTGTTCTTTAGTGTCAAAGATTAAAGGTGGGTCATCAAGTGTGAACATACTTTTACCTGTAGCATGAAAAAACTCACCAGTGTCTATCTCTATTTCTACTATGTATTTCATATCATCACCACATTGGATTCATCATACTAAATATTTCATACCAATCTAATCCTTCTACTGCTAACCACATCAGCACAGGCACTCCTAATATTAAAAACATACAGACTAAGAACGCCCAGCCTAATCCTTTTGTTGTACAATACTGTTCACTCATTTATCTAACTCCTCAATAAAGCTTTCCATGACGCAGGGTATAGTGTACTCAAGTCCATACTAATTGAGTTAGCTACCAAGCGTGACTCATACTGTGCGTCTTCACCCTGTCGTAGTCTACACATATCTGACCAAGCGTCAAGACTACCTGACCAGTACCACTCAGTCATGGTGCTTTGTGGCAACACCATACGTGCTTGCTCTGGTGCAACTCCATACTCAAGCAATTCTTTATAAGTCTTTAAGCTTACCCAATTTGCAGCTTCCCAATCACCAATGTCTACGACACCCTCACTGCCCTGCTTTTTATCTTTGGCACGTCCACGCCACTCACTAGGCTCATAGAACTCAGGCTCTCCATCTACATACCTACGACTTACTTCGTTCCAACGTAAGAACTTATGCTTGACTAGCTGTCTAGCTACAAAGATAGGTGCTTTGACATGGAAGGTAGCAAAGCAATGACCAAAGGGTGACATGTGTTTGTTCCTTGCAAGATAAGATATAAGGATACCATCACTTACTGTAAGTGTATTGTCTTCATCCCACTCACTCTTCTTGTTAAAGCTAACACGAGCAGCGTTCACTACGGTAAGGTCACTGCCCATGCTATCTATAAGTGTTACATCAATCATAGTTATTAGCTTTCCTCTTCTCTGCTGCAGCTTTACGTTCCATGTTATTCATAGGGCGTATGAAAGTCTTTACACCCAGATGATCCTGTAGTTTCTTTTGCTTGTAAGCTACGTCCTCCTCTATGCTCTTACGTTGAGTTTCAGATAGCGTCTTTGCGCTGAGAGTCCGTATCATACGGTATATATCTTTAGTTAGTTGACTCTCTTTTTTGTTCATCTTCAGTTTCCTTTATGTGTTGCAATATTGTCACAGCTTCTTCGTTTGCTATCTTAAACCACTCGCCTTGTCTTTCACCACACATAGCAGCAGCTTTATGAGCTACACGTTCTGCTCTAGCTCTGTCAGGGGTAGCTATAGCGTGGACTAATTTATAGTCACGCATGGGTGAGCTTGTCTGGTATCCGTTGAGCCTATCCTCTGCATCAATAGCCATACCTATCTTGACCCACTCAGGCCAAGCTGGGTTAGTAATGACGTAGACGTACCCTTCTTTTACTTTTTTATCTTTTTCTAGAGCACTAAATGCAGCATCACCAAAAGATTTATACTTTCCAGGTTTATGTAAAGGATGACTTTGTGGAATGTACTTACCGTTTACAAACATTCTGTTAGGATTATGTTTAGCGTTCCTTCTATCTGATCCTTCAGGACTATTTCTGAAATAATATTTTTTACCTGTTCTTGGGTTGACATCTTGTGAAGCAGCGCGTGGGCTACAATAATATTTTTCACCTGTTTTCGGATTAGTTTCTTGTACCATTATATCTTGTCTCCTTTATGTTTTTCTTTACGTACTGGTTTGGGTTTCTTCTTATCAGGTATTACCTGTTGTCTATACTTAGGTTGTCTAACCTCCTTCGCCATTGGATTTTGTTTGTTTGTGTGACTTTTCTGCAACATGTATCCATCCTCCTATCTGTTCTATATCATCTGGGTCTTGATACTTTACATCGTCACGCAATCTTACTGCCCTTGTAGGTATATCACACCACGCTTCTATCTCCTTACGCATGGCTAAAGTTTTTCTTAGTGCATCTGGATCGAGTGCAACCATAACGTAATTAGCATTGTCACTCAAGCACTCCTTGTGTGCATCCGTTAAGCTTGTACCTAACAAAGCAAAACCTGTGACATCTGGGTACACCTTTGCTACCGTGACTGCGCTGATTACATCCTCAACTACAACGTAGACACCATTGGGTTTACCGTAGCAATACTTAGCATACTCTGCTGCACCACCGTAGCGTAACCACTTAGGCTGCTTACCGTCCAGTGCTCTACCTATTGCATCTACTATAAGTCCGTCATTGTAGATAGGAAATACTGCACGTTTATCTTTAAGATCGTACAGTAACTCTATGTTTTCTAAGGGATTTATGTACTCGCCTACCCAACGCATACGAAATCTTTTTATATATTTGTTACTTACGTCAGTTGTTACATGTTCTGGATAAACAAAGTGCTCTAACCTCTTGTTTATATTACCTGTTTCGATAAGGGGCGTTACCAGGTAGTGCTCTAGTTCATCTTTAGCTATGCCTGTGTTAGCATATCCTCCTACATCACACGATATCTTATAGCAGTTGTAAGCAATGCAACCATTACGTTTGGTAGCAGTAAACGTGTTCTTACCTTTACATCTGGGGCAGTCATGTCTGATAGTTTGACCTTCAGATATGTCTAAGCTATTGATATCAATAAACATTACTTCTTCTCCTTAAATGCTTGGCGCTGGGCTAGGGCTTCTGATGCTCCAGTGTAAGTGTGTTTAATGTAAGGAGTCAAGCTATTTATGTTAGTGTGTCCACTTACTTGCTTGATCTGTGTTATATCTACACCAGCTTCTACCATCTCAGTGATAGCTGTACGCCGCATGTCCATAGCTGTGAGGTAGCTAGGTAGTTCTGCTGCCTCTAGTACTGCATTGACGTGGACGTGAAGCATCTCTTTACTGTAGGGTTTGTATGATCCATCACTAGGCTGCACCTGTGGTGCTACTAAAACCTGGAAGCCAAATGTTTCGTGCTGTTGCTTGAGTACGTGCATCAATGTGTCACTGATAGGCAGGTGTACCTCTGCTCCACGCTTGCTTTGCACTAAGTCACAACGCCTCTTATCAAAGTTGATAGCTGCCCACGTAAGCATACGCATATCACCTACACGCTGCCCCCACTCGTAAGCCATCTGTACAATCAAGCCAATGCTACGCCATCGCCACTCGCTGTACGCTGTAGTTAGGAACTGGTTTACT